TTAATATGTACTTAAAAGAAATGCTTGATTTATGCAGTTTATAAAGAATGTTTGTCACTAATGTGTCACTAATAATCATATTAAAGGAGAGAAAAATGGAAAAAGAGGTTAAGCTTCTTTCAATAAGGGAATATAGGCAAAGGGTATTTGATGAGATTCAAAATGCGGAAGAATGGATAAAAAAGATATGTGATGGATATGAGGAAACGATAATATGTTCCGATCATTACCCATTTGGGGCGGATTCCCCAATATGCATATGGATAAAACAAAATGATCATCATAAACATTATTCGTTATATAGCACGGATTGGGATTTGTTTGATATTGCTTGCTTGCCAGAAAAAACAATCACCATGTATGACAGCACAGAAGTAGACGCATTTGATTATGTCGCAAATAAATTTCTTGCAGATAGATTATGGGTAGGCAGAGGTTGTTCAATATTCGGGGTACTTGTCGAAGAGTTCTCGTATATGATGGATGACGGGAATTATGATGAATATCTGAAAGATTGTAAAAGAGAATGCTGCGACATAGAAAATATAAGATCTTTATACCATGAATCTGATCATAGTAGGATTGCACATGATGATGAATATTGCGGAAGCATATATCTGAATCTATATCTAGTAGCACGAAGATAAATATTGATATTTAAAGGCATCTCACTAAGATGCCTTTTTTCGTGCCGATGCAACTGGGTGAGTTAACATAGGCACTCCAGTTGATAAAAATATGCTGATACCGTAAAAACAGGCAGTGCGTTCGCCTTGTGAGCGAGTGGTTAGGGTTCGATTCCCTATGTCAGCTTCCAGATAAAGAACAGAGGTGATATAAATATTAACTTTTAATGATTTTGAAAAAATTTCAAGCGATACAGACCGTACTTCATTTATCAAAACCGCAATAAACGAATATATCGGATCTCCAATGTATACCGAAGCTATGGACGCCCAAGCCTATTACGCCGGCAAGAATATTGAGATATTGCGCCGGCTTACATATTTGCAAAAACACGGGCTGATTGACAGTAAGGTTAAATTCCATAAGATCTGTAGTGGATTTTTTCCCAAATTAGTGAAGCAACTATCCCAATATCTGTTGGGAAACGGCGTCACATTGCCCGAGGGCATTAAAGGAAAATTGGGATTGAGGTTTGACAGCACTTTACAAAAAATGGGAATTCAAGCTTTAGTTGATGGAGTCAATTGGGGATTTTGGAATCTGAATAAATTATATGTGTTTAGGGCTACCGAATTTGTTCCATTATTTGATGAAGGAAATGGGGATTTAAGAGCCGGTATTAGATTCTGGAGGTTGGCGCCAGATAAACCGCTCTTTGTTGAATTGTATGAGGAGAGTGGAATAACAAAATATGACGAATCTGAAAACGAGACTTTGGCTATACGGGAAGAAAAAATGCCGTATATTTACAAGATTCGCACGGATGGAATCAGTTCAGAAATAATTGATACTGAAAACTACTTAAAAATACCGATTTTTCCGCTGTGGGCTAATGAATTGAAGCGCAGCGAACTGACTCCAGGCATGAAAAGCATGGTTGATGCCTATGATTTTATTAACAGTGATCTGGCAGACAGCATAACCCTGATCGAGGGCGTCTACTGGGCGATCAAAAATTATGGCGGCGATAGCGTGCCTGAATTGATCAAGGAAATGGAAGCGTTCAGGGCAATAGTGACGGAACATGGCGACAGCAGTGGCAGTGATGCTACAAGCCACGTTATCGAGATTCCGTATCAGGCAAAACAAGCCGCATTGGATATTTATCGAAAATTGATTTATTCTGACTTTATGGGATTGGACATGGATTCCATAAAAGGTGGAACTTTGACAAATGTAGCCATAAATGTGGCAAAATCGGATCTGGATTTAAAAGCTGATTTGTTCGAGTGGCAATGTGCCGATTTCGTCCACAATTTGTTAAATTTAATAGGCGTATCGGATAAGGTGGAAGCACAATTTAAGAGACGGTCAATAACGAATGATACGGAAATGATAACGAATATTTACATGATGCGTGCAGACTTAGACCACCGGACAGCGTTGGAAATAAACCCTGTAATACCGGATATATTGGTGGATATAATATTAGATAGATTTGCAAAGGAACAGCTAGGCATAGATGAAGATGATGACGAAGAGATTAATGAAGTGATCGAGGATGAAGAAGCCGCAAATGATGGTGGTGGCTGATTATGGCAGATGCGGGAACAATAGAAACAGAGAGACGGATGAAGGCCCTTGATAAACGCTTGCAGTCGATTTATTCACAGTCATATAAAACAGCCGTTGAAAATAATAATGCCGCCATAAAAAAATTGGCTTCCCTGCCCCCTGATGCGCCGATAGCCCAAAGGACGGCTTGGGCGGCACAGGTCAAGCGCACCACGAACATTATAAATAATATAGCTTCCGAGCTTGCGCAGACTGGGGAGACAGCGGCTAAAATGATTCAAGGAGAAATGACTAACATATATGGGCTGAATAATGATTATACAGGATGGACCGTCAGCAAGCAGACAGGATTGAATTTAAACTTCACCATATATGATAAAAACCAGATAGCGGCAATCATTAACAGTGAGCAGTCGCCTTTCTCCAAAATAGCATACAACAATCTGGGTAAAGATGCTCAAATAGTGCAGAGATTAGGAAATGAATTGGCAATAGCCACCGTAAATGGGGAGAGTCAACGGCAAATCATCAAACGCATACGGAATGTCACGGGGCAGAGCGTCAAGCAAGCCAGAAGGGTGGCACAAACGGAAAGAACCCGTATCCAAAGCCAAGGCAGGAATATGGGGATAAATGAAGCGCAATCTATGGGAATAGAAATGGACAAACAATGGGTGGCAAGAATGATAAACACGAGGGATTTACATATTATTGCAAATGGGGAGATTGTTGCAGCAGGGGAAGATTTTTCCATCGGCTTGGCATATCCAGGCGACCCAAAAGGGGATGCGGCAAACGTGATCAACTGCCATTGCTATGAAAAGCCTATGGTGAGATTCACCTCACCCGCACTGGCAGCGCATAGAGCTAAGTTTTCAGGCGAATCGTTTAAGGAATATCACAATCAACGAGAGGAAAAACGGAGGGAGCTGATTGAGATAACTATTCCGCCTATTGCGGATAGGTCGATGTAAAAACAATAAATTAAAATGATTTTTTAAAAACAGAGGTGATATTCATGGCTAATGGGAAAACAGCCGGATATACATTAAAAGACAACTCAAAAGAGGTTCTCAAGCAATTCGAACATAATATTCCCAGAGCATTAACGGCGATTGGAGAAGCAGCGGTTGAGGTCACGACAGACTATATGAAAAAAAGATATTACAGACCGATTTATTTGACTGGTGACCTGATCCGTGACGTAAACTATAAAGTCCATGAACGATCAGTGGATATTGGCAACTCCTTAAATTATGCGAATTGGGTTCACAATGGAACCATGAAAATGGCAGCAAGACCATATCTTAAAGACGCCATCCTAGAAAACCGTAAAATATGGGAAGAAGTATCTTCGGAAAACCTTTCGAAGGGGTTTAAGTAAGAGTTAATGAAAAACTTGTTAAAATAAGGGATTTTAAATGGATTTGTCACTAGTTTGTCGCTAGCCAACTAATCAAGAAAGGGGGAATATTGGCTGTGAATATTATTGTAACCACGGATGATGGGGAAGTGATCGCTTGCATGAATGATGATGATGATCTTGTAATATTAAAAGATGGGTACAAAATCTATAAAGATGATAATCCTAAATTTATAGACGTTATTGGCTTAATTAATTCTTTTGTGTATTATACCGATGGTGAAAGTCCTATTACTATTCAAGGCAAAATTTAATGATTTAAGAAAGGATGGCGATATTTTGTATTACATTTATCCAGATATCAAAACGGAATCAGATAAGATGATGGCACGAGAAGCAAAGCTATCCGAAGCGATCAAGATATATGACCCGACCGGGAAAAAAGAAGATATTCCGGAAGAAGCGCAATACTTATATGATCAGCTAGACGCCATATCCAATCAAAGGAAGGCGCTGGACTTGTCATTATGCATCCCTATCCCGGTTTCAGTCATAGAAAAAGCAAAATCAGGAGCATACGAGGGCAAGACCATCAAGGAAGTGGTAAGGGATATATACGACTCAATAAGTTTAAACAATATAGAAAACCAGATCTTATCAAAAATAAAATGAAAATTCAGCTTTTAAAGATGCTCAAATGAGTGTCTTTTTATTATATAAAAATCTCCTAGTGTAGAACCACTATAAAAGCTACTGGAGAAATTATATAAAAAGTAACTCGTAAACAAAATACTCTAGGTTGACAACCTTAACAGTCAGAGGAGTTAAGACAATGGATATATTGCAAATAATCAAGGAAAATTTGCCTGATGGTGTGGAAATAACAGATAAAACCTTAAAGACAATAGAGAAAGAGATTAAAATCGAGCAAGGAAAAGAATTTATCCCTAAAGAGCAGTATTCAAAGAAAACGGAAAAGATTCTTGAACTGGAAGCTAATATTAGTGAATTACAAGGAAAGGCAACTGACGCAGACACTTATAAAAAGCAATATGATGATATGAAGTCTAAATATGATACCGATATTGCAATAAAGCAAAAGGAACTTGATGATCTTAAAGCGGCAAGTGAAACCGAATCAATTTTAAGAAAGAAACGTAATTTAGGTGAAAAATTGCTACTTGAAAAGCAAGTGCGAAAATGTGATATTGACGATTTTATGCTTGATATTCTTGATTACGGTGCAATGGAGTTGAATGACAAAGAAGACGACATTAAAAATAAGGATAATTACATCAAGCCATATCAAGAAAAATATGCGGCCCGTTTTGGAATAACCGAAATTAAAGGGGTACAAGTGGCGACGCCGCCAGCAGGTACAAACGGCGAGAAAAACCCTTGGTTGAAAGAAAATCGCAACCTTGAGGAGCAGATACGTATTTACAAGGAAGACCCTGCAAAAGCTACTGCAATGGCAAAAGCAGCAGGAGTAAATTTATAATTAAAGGAGATTAAAATATTATGGCAACAAGAATAGCAGATATTATTGAACCAAAAGTCTTTGCGGCTTATTTACGTGAAGCAATTATTGAGAAATCCGCATTGATTAACAGTGGATTGATTACACAAAACGAAAAATTAAACGAACTTGTTTCAGGCGGGGGAAGAACTATAAATCTTCCATTCTGGAAAAGAATCAGTGGTGATTCCGAAATCTTAAGTGATGTCAACCCGTTAACGCCTGGCGGAATCGGTACGGAACAAGACGTAGCCATTTTGCAGCTTAGAGGTAAGGCGTGGTCAGCGAATGAACTGGCTTCCGCTATAGCCGGCGATAGCGCAATTGATGCAATCGCATCCATGTTAGCGGAATGGTGGGTTCGTGAAGAGCAAAAGATATTGATCAGCACTTTGACCGGCGTGTTTGCAAGCACAACTATGGCGGCAGAACATGTTCTTGATAAAAGCACTGAAAAAATAAGCGCCGATAACACATTAGATGCCAAGCAGCTTTTGGGTGATGCCGCTGATCAGCTGGCCGCATTCGTCATGCACAGCGCAGTTTATACGGAATTGCAAAAACAAAATTTAATTGATTATATTCCTAATGCACGTGGGGAAATCGTTATTCCCACATATCTAGGGTATAGAACCATAACTGATGATACCGTTCCTCATACCGGAAATGTGTACGATACATATCTTCTTGCGAATGGAATAATTGCACGAGGTGATGGAACACCGGTTGACTTGACTCCAGTAGAAACGGATAGAGATGCTCTTTTAGGAGATGATTTCTTAATCAACCGCAGGGCGTTCGTATTGCATATGCTTGGTGTCGCATGGACTGGGGCGAATATGACTGGAACAGCCCCAAACAACACAGAACTAAAAGATGGAGCCAATTGGAACAGAGTGTATGACCGCAAAAATATTGGGGCTATTTTGTTGCGTCACACCGTATAGGAGGTACTATCATGAGTTTAACAGCTTTCAATAGGCGAAGGCGGCTGACACAAGAACAAGAAGCGGCTAAAAAAGAAGGTGAAGCAATGGGGCGGCAGGAAACTACCGCTCCCAGTTCTGTTCCGGATTATGATTGCATGAGTGATGAAGAATTAATGACACTTGCAATTGAAAAAAATATTGAAGTCGAGAATTTGACTCGCAGAAAAATAATTAATATCCTTAAAAAGTTGAGTTAAAATATTTGTAAGAAAAAATTAAGATGCATTTAAAAGAAAATGCCTATTCATCAACGTTTAATAGGATATTTGTCACTAGCTTGTCGCTAATAAGATAGATATTTACATACATGTGCCAGTATTGTATAATAAAAGAAAAGGAGTTTTGAGCATGGAAAGATTAACAGTAAATGATTTATCTTGTTGTGAACAAGAAGACGTGTGGGCGAAAATGACCACAAAAGAACAATGCGAATATATCGCAAACCAAGAAGCAACGCTTATTTCCCTTAAAGCAGAGATGGATCAATTAAGGCAACAGAGCCGTAATTCGGAACGGGGGACAATAGGAACGGCCGTGCCTTACAGGGCTAGGTTGGGCGCAGAATCACAAGGGCGGCTAGTGATATTCGATGATGAAAAAGGTTTCGCAACAGGTGAAAGATTAGCGGAAATTATGCTTGCTGAACATGATAAGCGATTGATTGTATTGCCATGTAAAATAGGCGAAAAAATCTATATGGCTGATGGGCATATGGGCAAAGTGTTTCAACGTTTAGCAAGCATCGAAGATATGCTAACTAAAATAAAACCCATGTGGGGGAAAGTTTATTTTGCGACACCGGAACAAGCCGAAGACGCCTTGAGTGCCAATGCTTAACTTAAAAAAAGAAGCCGAATGGGAACGGAAAAAATACAAACGTTATCAATTTAGATGTCCTAAAGATACCGCAGAACAGCTTGACGAAAAACTAAAGGCTGATAAACTTACATTTAGTCAATGGATGAAAGAGCAGATTAAGAAATATCTGAAAGGCGGGGAATGATGAAAATAATTAGAAAGCCTTTACCTGATGGTAGAAATAAAATGTATTTTGATTGTTTTTATCATGGCGGTGGTTGCGTTCAAAAAGATGAATATTGTCCACTAAAAATTGATTGTAAAACTGAAATAACATATGAAAAAGAAGGTTATCCGAAAAATAAAATAGTTCGATGTTCAAATTATCTTTGCAAGGCAATGTAAATGAAATATTTGAAACCGTAAATAGCTTAACAATATAGCATCTATCAAAACGATAGGTGCTTTTATTATGCCAAGAAAGGACGGTGATGCTTTTGCTTTATACAATTTGTAGATCTATCAATAATTATTTTCACTTATTTAATCAATTAGGAAGAGTTATTGCTTACAAAGGGCATTTTACAATTGATAATGGAGTTATTAAGACTATTGATAGCAGCAATTTTATTATCGGGCAATATGTCCGCATATATGACTCAATTCTTAATGATGGTATATACAAGATTGAAAATATTGGCGAAGGATATATTGATGTGTCTATACATAATGAGGATTATCCTACATGGATTAAACCGACTGGACTGGTGGACTCATATAATATCGGAGATCGTGTTACTCATGATAATATACGTTATGTGTCTCTTATAAACGCAAATGTGTTTGTTCCTGGCACTGATGTGCGTTGGTGGGAACCCGTTTCAGAGATTGAGCATAGTGTGCAAAATGAGATTTTTGACGGGGCGATATGCCCTCTTAAGATACCAAAAGATTTTATACAATTATCTAAAAATATAGAAAAATATGCTGATTTGACGGAAAAAGATCCAAAACAGGCGTTATTAATGGCAGAGTCTTTTGCTGGATACTCCTATACTAAAGCGACCAACCCAGAAGGGATCCCTCCAAGATGGCAAAATGTATTTAGTCAATCGTTAAGACCGCATAGAACAAGAATGTTTACATTGAGGATATAAAAATGCCAAAAAAAAAGATCAACATACTAGGAACAGAATATAAAATAGTACACTATAAAAAGCATAACTTTCAGGAAAATGCAGATGGGGAATGCTTTATATATGATAAAAAAATCAAAATCCGTAAGGCTTCAAAGATGCTTTCCGATGAATGCAATGAGCATGAAAAAAGAGAAAGATATAAAGAAGTCCTCAGGCATGAAATCACTCACTCAATTTTATTCGAATCTGGAATGAGTGAATATTCACGTGATGAAAATCTTGTTGAATGGATAGCAATTAAATTTCCTAAATTGCTAGAATTGTTCAAAAAAGTTAATGCCCTATAAAAAATATAAGGAGGTATAACCCATGCCTAGTCCATTGTCGTATGCAGAAAAAGCGGTGTTTTTAGACAAAAAAAGCATTCCCGATGCCTTCGGGGGAGTCTCTACACAATATGTCGAGGGAGCCGAATTTGATGTGCTGGTTGAACTTTCTGGAAGCGTGACACAACTGTTGGCTGAACAGAAAAACGAGTCGATAAGCTATAATATCACAGTACATAAGGATTTGCCGATGGATTTCCATTCTGTCTTCAAATTAAGAAAGGGTGGGAGAATATTAAGGGTTACAGTAGATCCAGACTCAAGCATTGCCCCAAAATCCAGCACTTTAGATTTCAAAGTAGGGAGGGCAGAGGAATATGTCCTCCCAATATAAAAAGGAGCCCTTATGAGCCAAAAAATAACTAAATATGAAAAGATAATATTTATGGAAAGGGAAATTGAAAACAATGAGCTATTATTAAAAACATGGAAGGAGTACGCCGAAGGCAAAAGAGATATACACGCTGAAAGCAAATATATATTTGTCCACGCTAAAGAAAAAATAGGCAGGATAGAGGGATTGATATCTTCTAATTCTCTAGCATATATGGATGAATTATTCATAATCATAGATGATTTTTATGACAGCCATTATTATGATTATGATTCTGCAATAAGATGCGCCAGTGACTTTTTGGAAAATTATGAAAAAATCATAAATGATGAAGCGCAAAAGGAATACAATAAAAAAATAAAATATTATGGCATATATAATGCTAAAAAAGAATGCAAAAGATTGCGATTGGCGTTGGTCCAAAATAAAACCGCATTACGTTTAATGATGAATGATCTTAATTTGCTTGAAAAGATGCGGCTCAAACATATCCGTAATTCGCCTACGGCAAGGATTAATTGCAGCCCATCTTTCATCTCTTGCTATAAAGGTGGCTTAATATTTGATGGATTCATAACAGGCATAAAAGAAGGTGGCATGTGATGGAGGAACAAAAAAGGATAGCCAAATGCGATAAATGCGGCGAAGTAACACCAGTCACATACAAGACCGATGAAATCCATGACAATATTGAGCATGTTTACGCCGAGTGCCAAGAATGTGGCGCAAAAATCACAGTCTTTTACACAAATGCAGAGATCAGGGGGCTGCTTATGCAGCAAGAAGCCCTTACAAAAGACATTGATAAAAAACAGTCGCAATATAAGGTTAAAAAAAGAAATGAAAATGCTAAGAAATTGCGGAAGCTTATGGCTGAACTTATGGCAAAAGAGGCGGTGGCTAATTGACGGATCAAAAATCAGAGGAAAACAGGACTTGGTATCACTGCCCTAAATGCGGTCAAAAAATATGCATGGCATCAAGCAATGCAAGCGGCAAGGAGATATTTATTAAATGTAAAAAATGCAAATCAGAAATAGAGATTAGAATAGGAGAAGAATGAGCCATTGAGCCTACCGGTACCGGTAATTCGGGAGCGTAGGCTCTTTTTATTTTGCCTGAAAGAAGGTGATGCCGTTGGGGGCAATATCAGCGTTAACTAGCACATATTTTCAATTTTTAAGAACCATGATTCCATTTGAATCGGACTTTGGGAGCAATCTTCTATTCTTCCCTGAAAACAGCGTGCCGCTGCGATTCATCAATAAAAATGGAGTGGAGCAGCCTGTCGAGATGCCCTATGGCACATATAACATTGCGAGGACTGATATTTTCCAAAGCAGCCTTAACCAATTGCGCATTTGGACACGCAGCCAATCTATAGGGCAGGTTTTGGGCTTGTGTGAGCACGTAGAGACGGCGATACCAAATGAAGGCAGAATATTAAGGCTTCCGGAGAATAAAGGGGCTATTAGCGTATATAGGGGTAAGCCATTCATGCAGCTGCAGCCTATGGATGAGCCGGATATCAAGGTTATGTATATAAATGTCGAAATTCGAAGCTATGTTCTGTAAGGAGGTCTTATGCAAGAATTAATAATTTTACTTAATCAGTACAAAGATGCAATGTCAGCCGTATTGACGGATGACGCAAATGATCTGCTAGATCGCTGTATTCAGATTGCGTATGAAAATCAAATACAGCCAGAATCGTTGGAAGATACTGTTCAAAAATTACAAGGCAAGGTAGAAGCCTATGAAAAGGCTTTGGAATGTCTTGTCAAAAAATATTAAAAATCAGGAGGAATTCATTATGAGCTTCAGCGAAGCATGGAAAAATGCAAAACCAGTAAAGGCAAGTGAGTTGAAAAATAAAAATGAAATGCCAGATAAAAAGAAGTCAACTCAAACAAAATCAACGTTTTTTAACAATACAGAAAAGGAGAACAAATAATTATGGAGAGAATATTAAACGGCGTAACATCACAGACCTTCAATTATCTTCAATTGGGCGCTGGTGCGATTATTAAGGATTTTGAATATGAAGATATCACAACGCCTATAGCTTTCAAGGAAGCTTTTAACGCCGCCCTTCCGACAAAGCAGAATCTAGGAGGAACACGTGGCGGCATCAATATCAATATTATGCCAACTACAAGAAAGACCGAAATCGACGGAACAGAAATTGTATCATTCGTGGGTGATGAAACGGTTGAAAGCTGGGATGTGAGCATGGGCGGTTCATTGGTTCAGTTCACCCCCCAAACATTTCAGGAAGCTTTTCCAAGTGCAGAATTTGTTGAGGTCGGTGCCCAGATAACGGCAATGAGGATAAAGCAGCAATTTTCTAATGAGGATTATGCAAAAAACCATGCATGGATCAGCACGACTAAGTATGGATATTTGATGGTCGCCATGTTCAACACGCTTAGCAGGCTTACCGGAGAGATAACAACGACATCAAACGGAGAAGCCGTGTTACCGATAACCATTAATCCCAAAAATGCTGATTTTTTGGATATTGAGCATTTACCCGTGGAAATATTTTTTGTAGATATGATTGGTGGAATTATTGATACAGGAACAATAGTAACCCCTTAATATTAGGGATGATGGAGGTAAATAAATGAAACTGGGAAATATGACATTAGAGGACAGCCGTGGCGCAGAATTAATAATTGCGCCAGTCGCTGAAAAAATAATGAAAGATGAAGAGACCGCAAAATTATTTAATAATTTGCTGAATATTAATGCTGATTACAAAAATATGGAAGAAGACGAGAGAAAGCAATTTGTAAAAAGCCGTGTGGAGTCTTCAAAAGAACTGACAAAAAGATTGATACACAATCATTATGATGATATTTGCGTGATATTTGCAGCCCTTAATAAATCCAAACCATCAGAAATAAAGAAATGGAAGCGGAGCGAAGCGAATCTTCAAATCGCAGAAATGATGAATGATGAAGACATGCAAAGTTTTTTTATGTCATCGGATGTATTGGTGCAAGCCGTACTGTCCGCTATTTAGCCGAAATAAGCCCAATACCACAAAAAACCGTCTATACCTATCTTGTGGAGAAATATAACCACGAGAC